CACGATTGGTTTAACCACATATCGTATGCCAAGTTCCTCAAAGATCGTGATATGGTCTTTACTATGCCTGATAAGGAGTCTACTCCTACTGAGTATATGACGGATCGCGAAGCTGATTTTCTGAAGCGGGAGAATGTCTTTAATAAAGATACAGGTCTCATTCATGGAGCTCTATCTGAGGAATCTATCTTTAAGAGTTTGCATACTGTCCTTGAGTCCAAAGTCGTTTCTTTGAGAGATCAATCTGCTGGTAATATTGATGGAGCCCTACGCGAGTGGTGGCAGCATGGTAGGGAGGTTTATGAGAAACGAAGGGATCAAATGAAGGAAGTAGCACGACGTTGTGAGATGTCCGATGCTTGTAAGATGTTGGGAGAATCTTATGAAGATCGGTTGAAATATTTTGAGGAGAGATATCTTGATGCTCCAGAGACTTTCGTGGAAGATGACACAGACGTGGAAGCGTTTGTGAGTGCCGTTGGGGAGGAATGGAACTTTGACTGAGTCTCACACCGCCGTGGAAGGGCGTAAAACTTAACCAAAACTCCGGAACCATCCGTAGTATAAGTTTAAAATGGTTGTACATATATGGATACTGCATATTGCAGCAATTTACATGTTTCTGTTCTTTATGTTAGCTTTGTGTATATAGACATCCTACTCTTAGGATACCGGTATTTACTGGTGGTTTCGTCAGCCACACAAACATTGTCACACACAGGTACAGCGGGTACTGACCTGATGTGTTGTATATAACAAATTACCCACTTCTATTAATAATAACGAATATAGTTCTGGGTCCAACTCTAATGGACCCCCTGGCATTGCTTCAAATGTCTCCAAAGCAAGCGACCAGGTATCAACGCAAAATCTACATTTTGTTGATGGAGACACACCATGGTCTTATGATATTTCATCATCACCCGATTCTACAACGAAACTCGCTGATTTCAGTGACGCAGAGTTAGGTTCATTTCTTTCTCGTCCTCTGAAGATCAAAGAATTTCAATGGGTACCGGATAGTACGAGGTTGTTCGAAAGCTTTAATCCTTGGACAGAGTTCTTTAGTAATTCTGATGTCTTGGAGAAAATCAATCGTTATCGTAATTTGCGATGCAATCTTAAAATGAAAATGTTAATTAATGGTAATTCTTTTTACTATGGTCGAGCACTGGTTTCATACAACCCTTATTTGGTTGACGATTCCGTTACACTTAATCGAGCTTTCTTTGAGCAAGATTTAGTTGGTGCTTCCCAAAAACCACATTTTCTTTTAGATCCTACTACATCTCAAGGTGGTGAAATGACGTTGCCTTTCTTATGGCCTGAGAATTTCTTAGATATTACCGCATCGAATTGGGCAGATAAGATGGGACAAGTTACCATTCATGATTTTGATATTTTACGTCATGCTAATGGTGGTAATGATCCTATTACAGTTACAGTTTTCGTGTGGGCTGAAAATCTAGTTCTTTCAGTACCTACTACTAGCCAGGTCCAATCTGGACATGCAGATAGAGTACTTGACGAATTCGGTTATCCTACCTATGAAGAACAATCAGGTTCCATGAAGAAAACCAACAATACTAGTTCTTATGACGAGTTCACGAATGATGGTTTGATTAGTAAGCCAGCATCCGCTGTTGCTGCTGCTGCTAATGCATTAGCCAAAATTCCTGTCATTGCACCCTATGCCAAAGCCACTGCTATGGTAGCTTCTGGTGTAGGTAATATGGCAAAGATGTTTGGTTATTCGCGACCACAAGTTTTAAATGATACCAAGCCCTACGTTCCCAGATATCTGGGCAATTTGTCTAACACTGACACTCCTGAGACTCTTACCAAGTTGACAGTTGATTCCAAGAATGAATTGACCATTGATACAAGAGTTATGGGACTTGCAGGTGAAGATGAATTGACCATTTCTTCTATTGCTCAACGGCCATCTTTTTGGCAACAGTTTGATTGGGAAGAATCGGCTACTACGGACACTTTACTAGCGTCTATCGCTGTACATCCTTGTTTGTACCGCGAATTGACTGCTAGTCCGGTAGTAGAAATCCACCCTACAGCTTTGAATTTCGCTGCTAATCCTTTCGAGGCTTGGCAGGGATCAATCAAGTTTAGGTTTAATGTGGTTTGTTCCGAATATCATAGGGGGCGTCTGCGTCTGGTATACAACCCTAGAACTAACAATACAGGACCAGTTAAATACAACCAAGTATACTCTACTGTCATAGATATTTCCGAAGACAGGGATTTTGAGTATGAGGTTAAATGGGCAGATGTCAGAGCCTGGAATAGGTGCCTTGGACCTAATTTCAACGATCTTGCAGACAGTTTCAGTACTACAGAGCCCGTACCTGGTGGTATTTACAATTCTGCATTGAATTTTGACAATGGTACTCTTAGTGTTTACGTTGTTAATGAACTCGCGACTCCTAGTAATACCCCTGCTGGTGTTAAAGTGCAGGTTTGGGTGAGTGGTGGCAAAGATATTGCCTTTGCCGTCCCGTCTACCAAATCCTTGTCGACTGTCTCGTATTTTGCCCAACAGAGTGCGATCGCACCATATGTTAAGCAAGCTGATGAGGCTCCCGAACCACTTGCCACCAGTACGGACGAATCTAATGCTCCATTATGTTCAAATGAAATTCAAACTTTCGGTAGCGATCCTACCGGCCAGGATAATCAATATTTGGTTTACCAAGGAGAGAAACTGGTCAGTTTTCGAGATCTGCTAAGAAGGTATAATTATCATTCGTCATATTGGCCGGGTGAAACCGGAAGTGGTATTAGAATGGTTGGTATCAACTTAACCGATTTTCCCTACTATAGGGGTTGGGATCCGAGGGGCTTTGACGATGCTAAAACTTTTGACGATCCATCCGTCTCCGATAAGTATAATTTTTGTAATCTAACATTACTGAATTATCTTACGCCAGCATTT